GATTGTCAAATATTCTAAGGTCTCCATCTGTATAGCTTGGTATATCCATCAGATATATTGCTTGACCATAATCTCTCGTCTTATCTGCAGCATGATCTGTAACAAAGCTATCTCTAACTCCCGGGATAGAGAGAATGTTCATTCTTGTTACAAACGGATCTGTCATAATGTCGATTGCAGATCTATATGCAAAGACAGTATTGTTAAATCTTCCAGATCCAACCCTAGAGACAGAATCCAGCCCTATGTCCAAATCTCCATCAGCGGCAGGAACATCTGTTCCAGCCTTCCCTCTTGCGTCTGAGGAGCTTGCTCTATCATTCATTCTAGACATATCTCTATCTAGAATGTTGTTTCCATCAAATCCACCGTACATTATATTCGTGAATTTTGAATACTGAGTAAATCTATTGAAGTACAGTGAAGAAGTTAGCGATAGCAGCGTTCCTAGAGAGAGCCTTTTATCAACCGACCCAGCCTGAGAGATTGCGTAGTCTTTATCCACTTCTACAATTCCATCACGAATATATGCTGCTTCGAGCATGTGATCATCAGCTGTTCCTGTTAGACTTTGAACAAGTGCAACATCTACTGTTCTTTCTGAACCGCCTCCGATTAAAGTTGTACTGAGCCCGACCCTATTGAGTGAGAATCCATTGTTGCAGAAGAAGTCAGCACCAGACCCAGTAACTAGAGCGTCGAGCTTTTCTATCCCCAGAACCTTTGTAAAGGATCTGACTAGCTCATTTGTCTCTGATCCAGCATTTGCATTTAGAATTGCATCTCCTAGAGATCCAGTTCTTGGAACTCTTTCTGTTCTAATACCCCAGTAGTATTTACTATTGACCCTCTCATTTGTTCCAGGGTAGCCTGGATAGCCTGATTTAGCAGTAGTTCCCATTGTCACTTTAAATCTTAGTGGGACAGGTGGGACGATTGATCCAGAGAGCGCATGAGGTTCATTGTGAAGAAGCCCGGTGGTTGCAGAACCCGATACCATCGCCAGCCTTACACCTGGAGATGCCCCATTGAGAACGTCCTTAAGCTGTTGAGTAAGATCAGCGTATTTTGTACCATCAGATAAAAGATTATTTGTCTTAAGTACCGGAAGCCCTCTAAATCCGAACGGAAGCGCCTTAGCAGGAACATTTCCATTCTTAAGATCATCACTTAAAACTATTCTGATTCTACTTGAGACATTTGGATAGTCACCCTTGACAACAAATCTTCTCTCGTCTTCACTTAGTGCATCAAAGTTATATTTCACACTAAGATCACCAATCTTTCTGGCAACAAAGTTGTCGTCAGCTGGGTCAAGGGTGCAAAGGGGATATCTCTCTACAACCTCTGGAGATGTGTCTGTGTCACCAAAGTTCCTAACTAAGACAGTAAATGTTCCATAATCACTCTTGGGATCAGTAGACATCCTAAGGTCTGCTATTGAGATCTTATACTTGTCAGAGGTGTTTGCACCATCAGCCAATGTCTCGAAGTAGAATAGGTTATATTCCTGCGTACCAAACATTTGTGATATAAAGTATGTAGATCTAGATGGGCTATATCTGGTATCAAACCTTCCATACATATCCCGGTAAGATTGAGACGTGTCACCTGAGCCGGCAGATGTGGCTGCAGACCCTGAAAGGACAGCTGCCCAGTTCGAAACAGTTGCAATCTCATCTTCAACTGCAAAATCAGCGTAGAGAAGGTGCTGCTCTTCCTGAAATCTCTCGGGATCAGTATTTAAAATCTTTCCAATATAGTTCTCATTTGAAGGATTGAGAGAGGCAGTTAATATCTTAATTCCTGGGAAGCCTTCATCATTTGAAAATCCTGTACCAGCAGAGCTAGAAATGACTATTTTAAACTTTTTATAGTTTATTGAATCATTAATATCCATTCCAACATTCACAATATCACTGATGTGGTTGGTCAAGGATTCATGTCTATAGTTTGAATTATAGCTTAGGGCTTGGATGCGGCTCCCAGTTGAAGTAAAGACCATCCCTCTAACGAGATAGACCTCACCGCCACCTGATACGTCAAAGCTAATGTTGTCAGTAAAGACAGGATACCCAAATGCCTCATTTGTCTGAAGGGTGTGCTTAGCTGCTATGAACTGAACAGCACCCCTATAGGCTTTATTGTCCCCTGAGACAGCTGCACCCTTGACTCTGAAGCCTGCATTTCTAACTGTTCCCTGATTAACGGTGGCTGAAATATCTGTGCTGTTGCTATTTGCACCGGCACCAAGAACCCTGATGTAGGTTACAGCAGTTCTATTTTTGAGAAATTCATTCACCGCGTAGGGTCCGAATTTCGTAGAGTCTAAATCACCAAACTTATCTTTGAAGTCTGAGAAAGACCCTATCGTCACAGGAATAAATGCTGGACCAAACTCTGCTGTTCCAATTATACCTGCAGGAATTCCTGAAACTTCTTGAACTCTTTGAGATAAATCTATCTCTCTTTCAAAGAACCCTGGCGATCTGAAGGTCTGCTCGGCCATAGATCATTCTCCTTTAATCTTATACACACATATAACTATTGACCTAGACGCCAATTGTCCTATTCTGTGTTATCATCATTTATAGTTTCAAGATCTACTATTATTCTAGATGAAGCGACTGTCTCTCCAGACCTCTGATTTCTAGTTCTGACTTTAACAAATTTATTAATTTTCTTACCAGTAAATGGATCTTGAATTGTATCAAGAAGCTTGACGCCCTGCTGACCTCTTTGGTCGGGTTGCTCTCCTTTTTTATTTAAAACTTCAACATCGGATAGGATAAATTTATCTATATTGTTTTGAGACGGACCTTTTGCCTCAGTCGAAGAGACCTGTGTGCTAACCTGCTTTACACCAAATTCAATTTGAGGAGCTGATAGATATCTTCTAAATGGATTTGGCAAGTCATCCATGTCAGGAGCCACAATAAACCCGGGAACTTTGATGTTAAAAGTGTGCTTAATGACTCTTTCAGAGTCTGTATAATCATTAAAGTTCGTATCTGAAGAAAAGTTTCCTTGAAAGTATGCGAAGAGCTCGTATCCCTCTCTTGTAATGATTTGGAAACCCTTATCTTGTCCATCAAATTGAACTAGGAGGGACTGCAATAGCTTATTTGCATTTTGCATATACTGATTCCAGAAAGTAACACTATATTCAATCATCACAAATTCAGGATAAGGGAGAGTTATTACCTCAAATATATTATCTTTAATATTCGGTGAGAGAAGCTGTCCTGACTCATGGCTTCTATACGAAAGAGTCCCTCGATTTCTTCTGGTTGCAACTGTTCCAGGTTTTGCACCCAGGCCGGGAAATGATGTGGTATTTCCAAAGTTTGCACGAGTAGCAACGTTATCTTGATTCTTAAGTTTTAGCTTATTAATAATGTTCTGATACTCCCGGTCAGAATTGTCCAGTCTTCTTTTTACTGTATAAGATATCTGATCTCTTGTTGCGATTGGAGTTCCGTATGGGCTTTGTGCAGCTGAATAGTCGATTGCTCCCCTTTCAATTGAAATGATGGGAAGAATTAGTGTATTATTAACATCTCTAAAGGTTGCAGACCTTCTGGTTAGAGCAAATCTTTCACCAGCGGCAAACACGACAGGTACCTTTCTAGGGTCTCCATCAACCTCAATTGAAAAATTAAGCCTCTGGTCGAATAGGTGAAAAATTGCCCTATCTATCTCTTCTATTCCGCACGGAGGAATAAAAAAGTCTTCTGGTATATTCGTTCCTTCGAATTTCTTTGGAATCCCTGCTGATGACATCTTAACCTCCGTTACTCATCATAAAAACTAGACCCGGACTTTCCAGCTGTTCCCCTTCTTGAAACCTCAGCCGGACCATCGATCGGATCCTCAAGGACCCCCTTCTTGCGAAGGTCGCGTGTATCGCCTGTGGGACCAAGCCTGTTGTGCTTAAGACCGCGTTGTTGAACGAATGTTTCCTGAACTGCATCCTCGTCTGTATACTCTTCTGAAGTTGGTCCAAATACCTTTGATATGAACTGACCCTTTCTTGCCTGCTTTCCTCTGATTGTAACGAAGCTCTTGTATTCGATCTCACCAAAGATATCCTTGGAGTCTGGAGCTGTAATCACCTCAAAAAAGACTGTACCATAGCTAAAAAAATCACCCTCAAGAATCTTAACACCCTTGTCAAGAAGATCTCTTTTTTGGATATAGGCTTCAATTCCATAGTACTCTTCACTACCAAACTTATCTGTTTTTATAGCTTGGGGTTCATATTTAACCAGAGCGTCTAGGGCAATAGGGTTCTCAAAAATCTTCTCAGGTGCTTCTTCATATACATCGTGAACATTTGTCTTTATTTCAGATATTGGAAAATAGTAAATCTTCTGACCGATAACGTCTTTTACAATCTCCTTGCCGATGTCGTTTATTAGATCAACTTCTCGTGGTGTGATAAAAAGTCTAGCCATCGCTTACCCCATAAAAATTGCTTTGCCATTTGGCATAGGTGAAAATCTAAGTTGCTTTTGTATAAATTCTGCCCTCGTAGCCGCTGTCTCCATAATCTTGTCGTATGTAAGGGTGTCAAGCATTTCCTTAAGTGAAGTAGCTAGCTTATCCTTATCTTCCCTACCTTGTGATATTAAGTCTCCTCCATTTAAACTTACTTCTGCACCTGGAACCGGTATGCTCCCAAACTTAGACCTAACAAGACCCAATTGCTCTCTAGACAGGGCAAGACAATATTGTCTAATCCACTGTCTTCCAATGCTGTTTATTTTATTGTAGTTTAAATTGCCAAACGGAATATTGGAAAGATTAGACACCCCATCTATTGTCTCATCATGATAAGCTGGATTCAACGGATCGGGATGGTACATAACCCTAATATAGAGGGACTTGGGATCATTGCTAGTGGGTTTTGGAAAAATTCTAATCTTAGTTCCGATAACCTTGTAAGAATAGTTTGACCGCCTAACACGATTAGACAGATCAAGCTGTCCTGCCCGAAGAATGTCTTCAAACACTGGAAGAACGTAGAATATCGTCTCAGGTGTGAATGATTCAAATGAAAATTCATTATTAAGATAGTTTATGGCGCTCGTAGTGTCAAAGAACCTATAGGCTCCCTCTGGACCAAAGTGGAATACTTCGCTTATCTTAAGCTTGGTCTTTGGGCTAGCATTTGTGCCTGATGTGAATATAACGTCTCCAGCTGTATTTTTAAGCTCAGAATAGATATCATAATCCTGCCTACCTTTCTCTAGTTCTATTGAGCCTGAGATCATATTGTAAGAACCTCCGACTCCTGCCTCCATGGCGTATGGTTCGGCAAATCTAATCAGATACTCAAGGTTCTCTCTTGGGTACTTGCCCTCAGATCCTGACATGTGCCCATCGGACCCTGTGGTGGGCATTCCAAGAAATTGAACTAATTGTGACTTGGCTTGATACT